TTGGTAACTTCCATGAGCCTTTATCCTCATTATTCATAAAAACCTCTGATCTTGGTTTAAAGAGATCAGCGATACTTTTATGTGAAATATGGAGACCTGGTCGGTCTCTAAGGTCATCTTTTATTCTTGTGCAGAGGCCCTCTAACAAAGGGTGTGCACGGAAATCAAAGAACCTAATGCCTAATTCAATTTGGGCATTGAAGTCAGAAGCATCATATACACATGTATCTTCATAGTCTTGAGATAGTTTCACAACTAACTCTAAGTTCTTGTAAATTCTGTCCTTTCTTGGTAATCCCTTTGGATTCCAGCCTAGTCCTGCTACATCCTCTGGCAACTCAGCTATCTTCTGAATGATAGAGCGTTGTCTTGGACGTAGTAGTCCTTTGGCTTGTGGTCCTAGGTTTCTCACTAATTGTACAAAATTTCTGTCAGAGAGTTCCTTAAACTTTGGTTGCAAATAAGCTTTCCCATTGTGTATAAATTGACCCGCAAACTCCGAAGAGGAGGGGCTAGTTATACATTTTGAGTGACTTATAGGACAACCCAAGTACTCCATGACATCAAGATATTTTTCAGCTAATAGCTTACCCTTAATTACTATATCATCTCCCAAGATGACGTAATCAGGTTTAAGTTTGAGTTTATTACATAAAAACCATAGAATAGCATGGTGGCTGAGTGCAAATGCACTGAAAGATGGTTTCAGACCTAAAGGTTGCCCTTTAGTCCATCTCAGCTCCCTATTACTCTTAGTAGTAGGATCTTTTACAATCCATGTACCTCTGGAGATTAACCCAAATAATTTAATGTATTCACTCATAGTCTGTTTCTCTTGAATAGAACTCATATTAAGACTCACAATTTGGTGGAGTAGATTCATCTGTAGATTGAGCGGGAAGTTGTTAGTAGCATCAGATAGATCAATAGAATAAAGTGGAACCGGCGAACCGGAATCTTTATTACCATCTTGCCATGCAATGATGCGTGAAATCCCTTTCTGTTGATCTGCAGTACAATCTTGAGGAATGGCGGATAATAAGTCCGTCAGGTATTGTTGAAGTGGAGTTAGAAGCCACTGGTATGGTAATTTTGGATTTGCAATTGCACGGAGCTTGAATCCGGGTTCCTGAATGAAACCAATCCTACCAACCGGCACAGTATCAAGTGCCTTCAAAGCATTATGAATTGGAGCAAGCTCCTTGGATACAAATTTTGCATCCCACTCATTGAATGAACAATGAGCGTCCTTCAATTGAAGGAAAGCCTTTCTAAAAGGTGACTCATAAATGTTGTCAACAAACAGTGTCTTGAAAGCAGAAGCTTTCCTCTCAGAAGTGTTTAAACACTTCACACCGGGAGCGCGGGCACCACTCAGATAGAATGACGCAAGTGAAGGAACAGGTCTTAACTTTGGCCTGGACAAACTTCTTGCGAAGTCTGCTAACCAAGGGAAGTTAAAATCCCTATCATCATCATGGTCCTCAACACTTTTGTGGAACTTGGTCCATTGTGACTTTGTAATGTTTTTACTAATTAGGTCACTATATACCATTAGGGCAGCAATGCTCCTCTGAACGTTTCTCGGTTTCCCGTTGACATACAGAGTACCAAAGATACCCTTGGGTCTATTGCTAGATTTCTTCATAGCAACCCAATCTAACCTTTGATTATTCCCAGCAAGGAACTGAAAATAACCTACTTTAATTTCTTTGAGACGTTTAAT